GCTAGAGGATTAGTTGGAACCGCAGGTGCTAGAGGTTTGGCTGGAGCTAGAGGGCTTCAAGGAGGCATGGGACTGCAAGGACTGCAAGGAATGCAAGGGTTACAAGGATTACAAGGAGCCATGGGCGAAAGAGGCTTGGCTGGCGCTAGAGGATTAGCTGGAGCCATGGGCGGAAGAGGCTTACAAGGAATGATGGGTGAACGAGGCTTGGCTGAAGCCATGGGGCTTCAAGGTTTGCAGGGATTACAAGGGTTACAAGGACTTCAAGGACTAGCTGGAACAGCCGGAGCCATGGGGTTAACAGGAGCTCGAGGACTGCAGGGAATGATGGGACTACAGGGTCTTCAAGGACTACAAGGATTACAGGGACTACAAGGAGCCATGGGCCAAAGAGGTTTAGCTGGAGCCATGGGCCAAAGAGGTTTGGCTGGAGGCATGGGCCTTCAAGGGATGATGGGTGAAAGAGGTTTAGCAGGAGCTGCTGGATTAGCTGGAACCGCAGGCTTAATGGGCGAAAGAGGTTTGAGAGGAGAAGCTGGTGCAACTTTTGATCCAACAGGATTGCAAGCACGATTAACAGCACTGGAGGGCATGGAAATGCCAACTTTTAACCCATTTGATCCTACAGGGTTGCAGGCAAGACTAGCAGCATTGGAAGGCGCACGAGGCCCAAGCATGGCTGACATTCAGGCTATGCTTGATCAGCGTTTTGCTGGTCAATCCCCTGCTGATAATTCTTATGCGCCTGCAGCATCATTCGATCCGTTTCTAGGACAGCCACCGAGAAGTCTTCGTAGTGGGGCCATATAAAAAAAAGTGGACGGCGTAAGGCTAGCAGAGTATATTCTAAAAGAACTGCGGGACAGACAAGACCAGATTTCTGACCAGTTGTCCGGCGGTTTGATAAAAACGATGGAAGACTATCGTTTTCTCATGGGAGAGTTAACGGCACTTCGCTCCTTTGAGTCAGATTTTAAAGAAGTGTTGCGAAAAACAACTGGAGACAGTTTTGATGAGTGACTTAGCGGTCCCCCAACATATCGAAGCCGAACGCAGGGCTCAAAACGAGGCGCAAAAAGAGGAAGCAAACAACGGTAGCGCATCTGTTCAGGATGCCTATGTTGAGCCAACAGAATTGGTGCTTGATCCTTCCCTGCTTAATACCTCCCTATTGGAACGAATGCCAGAGCCTACCGGATGGCGGCTTTTGGTGTTGCCCTACAAAGGCAAAGGCGTTACCGATGGAGGCATTGTGTTGCCGGATTCAGTAATTGATCGTGAAGCATTGGCAACAGTGGTTGCGTATGTGCTGAAGCTCGGCCCTTTGGCATACAAAGATAGTGGAAAATTCAATGGTCACCCTTGGTGCCAAGCCAAGGATTGGGTTTTGATTGGTCGCTATGCAGGCGCTCGTTTCAAATTGGAAGACAGCGCGGAAGTCAGGATTATCAATGACGATGAAGTAATTGGTACCATTCTGAGTCCAGACGATATCCAGAGCTTATAACGGAGAAAATCATGGCAGAAGCATTACCAGAAATAACGGACGAGGCAATTGAAAAAGCGGCGTTGCCCAAAGGCAGGCGCACGGAAGAAAACGTTTCGGAAGAATCCACTTTTATTGAATTGGAAGGAAAAGACTTAGAAGGTTTGCCGCCAATAAAGGAAGAGTCAATCGAAGAGGACTTTGAGCCTAGCGCCCATGTTAAAAAAGAAGCTAAAAAAGAAACCAGCGAACCCGAACAGCGAGCCAGGTTGGCACAAAACAGGATTTCCCAAGCTGTAAGACAAGCGAAGAATTTTCAGCGACGAGAATTGCAAGCACTTCAGTATGCCAAGGAAGCCATGGAAGAAAACAGGCAGCTCAAGGAACAGCAGACGCAAATGAACTATACCTATGGCAATGAATTTGCAGCCCGCGTGGAGTCGCAACTTGAAGGCTCCAAGATTGCATTGCAAAAAGCGATGGAAGATGGAGAGGCTGATAAAATTGCAGAAGCCCAGTCCATTTTGGCGGCAGCATCGGCAGACAAAGTAGCGTTGGATCAATACCAGGTACAGTTGCAACAATACAGTCAGCAAATGCAACAATACAATGAAGCACAACAGTTGGCTTACGAACAACAACAGACAGTGCAGCAACAAATGCCTGCACAACCAACCTATAATCCTCCTTCTCAGCGTGCCCAAAAATGGGCGAATGATAATATTTGGTTTGGACAGGATAAGGTAATGACCAGCGTTGCCATTGGCATTCATGGTCAATTAGAGCAAGAAGGATTTGACACTGAGTCAGATGGCTATTACTCTGAGATTAATAAACGAATGCAACGAGAGTTGCCAAATCGTTTTAAAAACGTGGAAGCAGGCGGCAAACTCGTCCAAACCGTAGCTTCACCATCACGCGGTAACTCAAGTGGACGCAGGAAAAATCGTAATCAGGTGGAATTGACGCCAAGCGAACAGCAATTATCGAAACGCTTGGGAGTTTCTTTCAAAGATTACGCGATTCACAAAGCGAGGTTAGACAGATCATGAATGATAATGTTGAAATCGAAGAAAACGTTGAAATTGACAGAACTCCCAGGAGTTCTGAAACAAGCGAACCCCAAAAGGCACGACGCCCTTGGGAGCCGCCTTCTCTTTTGAAAACACCAGAACCCCCTCCCGGCATGCGCTATCGATGGATTCGCACCGAGATCAGGGGACAGGAAGATCGAAAGAATGTCATGCAACGGTTTCGCGAGGGCTATGTGCCCGTTAAGCCTAAAGAAATTCCCGAACTTGATGTACCAATCATTGATTACGGCAAACACGCAGGTGTTGTCGGAATTGGTGGGTTGATGCTATGCAAGATCGATTCGTCGATCGCAGAAGAACGGGATAATTATTTTGCAAAGAAAACCGACAATCAGATGACTGCGGTTGACAATGACCTCATGCGTGAAGAACATCCTGCTATGCCGATTACTCGAAACCGGCAGTCCAGGGTTACTTTTGGCGGTGGTTCAAAAGCGAAAGCCTAGAATCACTTAATATTAATCTCGTGATCGGAGAAGTTAATTATGGCAAATAAAGACGCCGCATTTGGTTTGCGTCCAGCCAAGCATGTTAGCGGTTCACCGTTCAACGGAGGTCAATCTAGATATCGTATTACAACTTCGGCTCAGGCCTATACGACAAAGATTTACATGGGTGATATTGTGACCCAGAACACAGCCGGTACGGTTACCCGTATTGCGCGTGCTGATGGTGGTAGCGCTACAAGCGACATCATTGTTGGCGTGTTCAACGGTTGCTTTTACACCGACCCTACAACCAGTAAGCCCTCATGGAGTAATTACTGGCCAGGAAACGCTGCCACGGATGCAGTCGCTTTTATTATTGATGACCCTTATGTCATCTATGAAGTACAAGCAGACGCTGCTTTCCCGGTAACGGATCTATGGGGTAATTTTGACATTGTAGATCAGTCGACGGTTGGATCAACCACAAGTGGTCGTTCCAATGTAGAGCTTGATGTGTCAACAGGGGCTACTACAGCCACGTTGCCAGTGAAGGCGATTCAGATATCTACAGACCCTCAGAACTCCGATGCTGGTAGCGCGAATACCAACGTTCTTGTTATGGTACAAAATTCATTGTATAGACAAGCACAAGTTGGCTTAGCGTAAGGGAGAATAACTAATGGCAATTTCAAGAGCACAGCTCGTTAAAGAATTAGAGCCTGGTTTAAACGCCCTATTCGGCATGGAGTACGCTCGTTATGAAGACGAGACAAGGGAAATTTTCGAAACTGAAAGTTCAGATAGAGCTTTTGAAGAAGAAGTTCTGATTACAGGATTCGGAAATGCTCCCGTGAAAAGAGAGGGTGACGGAGTTGAGTTTGATACAGCCTACGAAGGCTATACTGCTCGCTATACCCATGAAACTATTGCACTGGCATTTGCTTTGACAGAAGAAGCTGTAGAGGACAACCTCTATGACCGGTTGGGTGCACGTTATACGAAAGCGCTTGCGCGTTCTATGGCACACACCAAACAT